GTAATAAAATGGTTTATGACACAACATGTCTATGAGTGTATTTCTCATGCCCACGAGTGGTCTGAGAGGTCTACTGAAATACAGGCGGTCTATTGGATTTTTAAAATAATCGAACGCCACCAAGACAACCGAGCCTAAGAGATATTTCATTATTTTCTCCATATATAATAAATGCCAGGTTATAAAGGAAAGGAATACTACGCACCAGAACCAACCGATGAAGTCGACACTCTCGATAAGCGTTTCTTCATGGGTCTCACTAGAACGCAGACCGGTTTGATCGCACCACCAGTGCTTTACTTCACCATGGTTCTCTTCGCCCTCGCCATGGCGCTTCCAGCCGTGTACAAAAAGCGCCCAGCCTTGTTGATACCACTCGCCATTGGTTTGTACATCAATGGTATTCACTTGTACCACCACTACATCCTCTTGAAAAAGTAAATTATTTTAGACGTGTATATTAATAGAATGTTCCTATCAAAGGTGTTCGCAAACTTGATATTTCAGTCACTCGTGACATACGGCTTTGCGAAGGCTACCATAGAAGATCCAAAAATGAGTAAGGCTGTCGCCGAAAATGCGCTCACGTACATGGTCGCGTGGTTCGTCGCGCTTCTCATGTTTGCGTTTACGAAGAACATCATCACGCGATTCATGCTTTTCACAGCTTTGTCCGCCGTCGCGGGTATGTTATTGGGTACGCGAGGTGAGAGAGACGTAAAGGAGGCTTTGCTCGATGCGGTCACCATTTTCATCACCATGTTTGTATTGGGTGCCGTCACGCGCATGCTCGGGTATGATCTCAGGATGCTCGGTTCTATTTTGTTCGTATGTCTCATAGGTTTGATTTTGGTAAGGCTATTCACGGGTAAGAGGTATTCTCAGATCATCGTACCACTGTTTGCTCTCTTCGTCATATACGATACCAACAACATACTGAGACGAAACTACGAAGGTAATTTTGTGGGTGCGTCGTTCGACTACTTCGCCGATATTCTTAATTTGTTCAGTGGTCTCCTCGAAAATGAATGAACACCATACTTTTTTGAAAATGAAAATCGAAAAAAAAATAATTTTTTTTTCACTTTCTTTTAAAAGAAAAAAGTTTCAAAAATAAAAAAAATATTTTTTTAAAAATTTTCAAATGTTAATAATAATGAAAGTTACTCTCAAGAAAAGTCCGATCCGGGACAAGAAGTACAGAGTGACATTTCCAGATGGCGACCATGTAGACTTTGGGGGCAAAGGATACACGGACTATACCATACACAAGAACCCAATGCGCATGCGTCTCTATGTGTTACGACACGGTGGTGGAGACACTCGTAAATTCAGTGATCCACAAAGGGTACACGAAAGAATGTCTAAAGTGACTAAGAGCAAACTCGAGGATTGGGAAATCTCGGGTTTGAAGACGGCGGGTTTTTGGTCGAGATGGCTTCTGTGGAGTGAACCAAGTCTACGGGAGGCGATGAAACACATGAAAATGAGATTCGGATTAGACATCACTTAGAGAATTCATCGTAATGATAAAAAATGGTGATAACACCCCTTCGTGTGAGAATAATCACGAGACCACGGTTACCAAAACGTAAACGAATCGTAACGTGTTCCTCTAGACCGGAAATCACACCGGCTAAAGTCATCGAAGCAGTCGCCGGTAAGACTGCGGCATACGGCGTGATACTAGGAACCGCTAACTGGATTGTATCCGGTGCGAACCCGATCGAACAATATCACCGCCCCGAATTTGCGTGTTTGGGTGTGTTGTGTTCCGCCATATCTGCGTATTCGGTAGACATGTGCGTCGCACAGTCAAAGAGTATCGAGGAATTTGATAAAGTTTCTCATGTTGAAACCGGACGATTGGCCATGATCATATTCACGTCCATGCTGATTGGCTGTAGCATTTAATACACTTAAACGTGAGCTACGTCTATTATGAAAATGGAAAGAGATAGGTTAATTTTCTTCATGAAAGCGCACGCGCGGGGTATGATCGCCAAACACCGCGCCATCGTAGAAATATACCTAACAAAGCCTTCGGGTATCGGTGAACACTCCGATGTAATGGAAGCCATGGAAGCGGAACTCGATTTGATCGCTAAATACAGTGACCGACTCGAAGCTCTCGAAAAGTACATCGTTAACCCGGACACAGAATAAAATATATGTAAATATTAAATTATGGTACTGCCATTTTTGATTCTTCCATTGTTGAATGTTTTGGGTATAAATGTGTTTCCGGGTCAGGATGCGTGGAGTCCAACTGTCCCATTCGACAAGAACAAGCATTACTCCATGTCAGCCCTAAGCATCCTTTGCTGTTGCATAATGATATCAAATGCTTTACGAAAGAAATTCATAGGGTGGTGGGTTCCAGTACCAATGAAGCCGGTGGGTTACGGTTCATTGGCCGTGTGTTTAGGTCTGAGTTTACTCGTTTTAATAGATACAATACACAGAGTCCAATCACTCGGCAAGACGGACGAGTCACAAGAGGGATAGGTGTGAATGTTCCAGGTGAAGAGTAAACCTAAGTCAAGCATAGTCTTGTAATTAATAACTTAAACCAGTTTAAATGAAGCGATTATTAATATTTGACCTCAATGGGATCTTTCTAATTCGCCGACGAGATAAGACCTCCCAAAAACCAGATTTTATAGTCGGAAATTTCAAATGTTTTGTGCGTCCAGGCATTCGAAAGTTTCTTAAATGGGCGCATCATAATTATGACGTGGCTGTGTGGTCTTCAACTATGCCTCACAATACGATACCTATTGTGAGGCATATTTGGGGTAAGAAAATGAAAGATCTGAAATTTATTTATTCTCAGAGACAATGTACCAATATCGGTACTATGGATAGTGGAAAGCCTGTATTTCTCAAAGAACTTAAATATGTATGGGAGATGTTTCCATGGTATGACGAAACGAATACATTATTGATAGATGATTCACCCCATAAAGTAGTCAATAATCCAGCAAATACATCTATCCACCCCGAACCCCTAACATTTGAAACGCTTAATAATCCAGTAGATTTGCGAGAATTGATAGCCTAAGTCGGGGTATAGACCTCTGTAATTCAAAATTTAATCATGGAAGACCTTACCTCGCTCATGGAGACCCTCGACCTGGTTGCCAAGTCGATCCCGGAGGGCGAATACTTGAAAATGTGCCATAATATGAAAAACTTGTACAAGGTCGTGCCACGAGCAACTTCTCCCGAAGCGCACTTATCGAGGGTCCATGTCAGGCTCGATGAACCACCTCAAGTTGCCCGCCTCCGGGAACTTAGCGGGGGTTACATTGCCAGAAAAAGGGAAATTCGTCGCCATAAAAGCCGTCTCAAATATATGCGTATCAAAAAGAGAGTGACCGCTGCAGTCCGGGAAAGCGCGGTTCGTGAACGATGTCACCAACTTGGAATACGAATTCGCGAGTATACTATTGACGAACTTCGTGCGAGGGGTCATCAAATTCCCGACGAACGAAGCTTTTACCGTGATTATATGGATAGAGTGAACCAACGCACACAAGCTTTAATGAATGATCTGAACGGACGCGTTAGAGAAATGAACGAGGAAACCGACAGGGATATCCCTGAATGGGACGCACTCTACCTCGAGGCCTATGATGTACCGCGCCCGGCGGATTGGTTCTGGTCTTGGCAAGCTGGTTATGTGTAGCATTAATAAAGATACCTCTATGTAATTACGTCATGAACGACTCTCCACACCCACAACTAGATTTCGCGTTTGGATTCTCAAACGTGAATTCACTCTTCAAACGATCACTCACGTAATCCATCTTTGTACCAATGATACTCATCAATGCGTTCGTGTCGACGACGATCTTAGCTCCGTCTTCCGTCTCCACTAACTCGTCAAGCTTTTTGCGCTCGTTCTCATTCATGTAATTCATCGTATACATCATTCCATTACAACCCCTCGTCTTTACCCCGATCTTTAGGTATTCCTTATCATTCGCCAGTAATAATTCTTTTATTTTTCTAGACGCAATCGGTGTCACCTCCATCACCTGTTTCAATCGCATCCTTTATTTATACAGAGACTAAAAGAAATTGTCTGTTCGGTACATCTTCGCCGAAAAGTCACCCGATTGACCGAGAATGTTCACGGTCTCATTACCATAGATTTCTTGGCATCCGATATCATCCATGCAATCTCTTTCACCCATCGACACTGGAAGAGAGTACATTTGATCACCCGGGGTTACCGTGTAATAATGGTATCTGTCTCTTCGTCCACGAACTTCCTTGCCATACAAGGGGAGTGTCTCGTCGTTTTCACCGAGTAACACTCCCATTTGTTGAATACGTCGTGGTTTGTATTCCTTGATCGGCGGCGCTCTAAATTCACGGGTCACTGGAATCTGAACTGGGACGTGGACGCGCTCTCTCGTGTGGATTCGCTTCACGGGTTGGGGCTGTGTGAGCTTATACAAAATTATGAGCAATAACACGAATATAGTTATGAGCATAGAGGTATGTTTAGTCTTCGCCTTCATTATTATTACACTTAGATTTTAATAAAGGTTATCTTAAATCAATTCTCCCAAGTCTGTATTGCGTGAACAACCAAAGGCAAAACATGACCGTTTTCAAAAATTTATTTGCATCCGTGTCATCCATCTTATATATAGGACCCATGATGCGACCAAAGAATGTCTTTTCCTTACTGTTTCCGGTAACGAACATTTCCATCTGTGTGAGCGCACACGTATCGTCATTCACAGACCAATGGTAAAAGATGAATGGAACCACTATGCTGTACATTTCAAGCAACTCTGTATTTTTCAGGAAGGGTGTTACGAGTACCGCGCCAAATAATACGAGGTGAATGAAGAATATAATATTCATCTATTTATATGGAGCAAGAAAATAATAACGCCATCGAGGGGTTTCCCAGAGACATAGAGAAACCGGAGCCACCGAGGAAATGGCACCCTCAACAGGAAAAAGTACTCAAAGAGTGGGGTGAAGCCGCCGCGTGCTATAGATACTTAAATTACCAAGCATTTCTCATGTTTCAAAAATTAAGTATGCGTTTTACTCTCCCTGTTATCGTGCTCTCTACCATAACCGGTACCGCAAATTTCGCCCAAGAACAATTCCCCGTTAGTATACGTTCGTCTGTACCATCCATCATCGGAGGTTTAAACCTCATCGCCGGTATTATAGCGACTATAATGCAATTTTTGAAGATTAACGAACTCATGGAGAGTCATCGTTCTGCGTCACAATTGTATGGTAAACTGTCGCGAAAAATTAGACTTGAACTCAACCTTTCACTCGTAAACAGATCGATGGATGGAAGTGACATGGTTCATGATTGTCAACAAGAAATGGACAGGCTCATAGAACAAAGTCCACCTCTACCCAAATCAATCTTAACTGCGTTCGATCGTGAATTCCCCAGCGACGATGTCTTTACAAAGCCAGAAATATTGCACGTTCACCCGATACTCCCTTTCAAGGCCATCAAGGAATATTCCATCATGAGTCTTCTCAAAGATCCACGGGAAAGAAACATGACCGACGGAGAATTAAAAGAAGAACTGGATGAGTTACGCGGACGTGTTATGCCCGGAAATAAAATTGCAGAAGATCCATTGAAAAAGACTGGAATTCGCCGACGTGCGTCCGAGTTTGTTGAATCTTTTACAAAGAAGGAGCCAGTAAAGAAGGAAGAGGTAGACGTGGAATCGGCGTCTCAAGAAGACGAAGAAGAAGGGTGAGTAAACACGCGACTGGCTATGAAAGCGACTAACACAAACAGGATTAGATTAAAGACACCAAAACATAATAGGTAAGGGATAACCTTCCTTTTTATTGGGTCTATCAATCTATCCTGGATCGCATTATTTTCAAAAATAATATCTATAGCCTGATTAGCGAGATCATCAGTTCTTTTTTCAGCCATGGACGCCTTTGTTAAAATAAAAACACAAAAAAAGACTGTGTCCAATACGCTCCACCAAAAAGAAATAGACCTGTTACGTACATACATAAATGAAGGTAAACATGTAATGATCTGTGGTGCGTCTGGTACGGGTAAATCATTCATACTTAATGCCGTTTTAGATGAATACAATTCTATAGAAATAACACCCGATTTGAAATTTAAGGATGAACTAAGAAACTCTAAAATGACCACATATTTAGATGACTATAGACATGAAGTGATCGCACAAAGACAGATAGTAGATCGAGTATCTGAGGGCAATCCATTCACGAAAGGGTCATTTATTGTGTGTTCAACAAGTGTCTATCTCATATCAAATTTCAAACTCATAATATTACCGAAACGCACACCCGAACAAATCGCTTCATTGAGGCCGGGTGTGTCTGGTGCTATGAAAGCCGCAGAAGCGTGTAAGGGGAATATACATAACTTTTTTCATTATATAGAATTTTCCGATGAAAAGGATGAATTCATAGAACCAAAGGAAGTTGCCGTGTCGTTACTATGTGACAGAGAAATCGTAAAGTCATCAGATGCCATGTGTGAACATGGTCATGTATGGGGTATTGTACATGAAAATTACCCGGAATCGTCAAATGTAAACATACACAAAATTTCACAAGCTCTTTCAGATGCAGATTTACACGACTCGAGCATATACAGTGGGTTTTGGGATTCAATGTTATACTTTACGAACTCTATAATATCTACACCGGCTTACTATTTAGGTGAAAAGATAGATAAAACCATAATAAGACCCGGTAGCTTTTGGACAAAATACGGTAATTATAAAATGAGAAGCCAGAAACTAGGAAATATTTCAAGAAAAACGCGTGGTATGTCTCATCAAGAGCTCTCACTCATGCGACAATACGCAAAACAGGGGAATATGGAAATGTACACACAATATAAACTCACACCACAGGATTTTGACGTCATTAATCACTTATGTATAGGGAATAAGCTCAAACCACGTGAGGTATCCCAGATCAAGAAAAAAATAAAAGAATATATAAATGTCCACCAATAACACCGCCACTAGCAAACTTAATATGTCCGGTGTAGTAAACAGTGCACGACAGGAAGTCAATAGACAAATGAAAAATCTTGTGAAGGGTGTTATGTCCTATACTATACCACTAAAAAGGAAAATCACACCATCCAAGACTTCTGCATTTAAAAAATACGAGAAAAAACCAGGAACATCGAGTCGATCCGCATTTAAAAAGTACGTGAAAAAACCAGAATTTCAATCGAGTAAATCTGCATTTAAAAGATACAAAAAGTAACTTAAAACGTGTACGTGTATACTCGGTATAAGATGCCAGCTCCTACAATTTTGCCAATCGCTACTGGTGCTGAGGGTGACTTTAAGACGACCCGCATCATCGGAAATGAAATGTTCTTTTACAGCGATGTAACGACGGATGATATCTTGGAGTTTACCGAAGAGCTCAAGAAGCTCGAAAACAGACTACTGAAGCAAGCCATTGACTTCCCGGGTTTCACACCTGAAATCCGTATTAACATCTGCAGTGACGGAGGTGAGATGTTCGCTGGACTCAGTGCCATGAATATTATTGAAAAGTCCAAGGTCAAGATTGTGACCATCGCTCAAGGGGCGTGTTGCAGCGCTGCGACGTTCATGTTGCTCGGAGGTCACGAACGTCGCATGGGTAAGAACGCCCACATCCTCATTCACCAGTTGTCCACTAACGGTTTCTGGGGTAAATTCGAGGATCTCAAGAATGAAATGGATTCATGCTCCAAGTTCATGGACATGATTACGAAGGTCTACGGTGAGAAGACTGAAATCCCAGAAAAGGAATTCAAGAAGCTCATGAAGAAGGACATCTACCTGAACGTCGAAGAATGTCTCAAGTATAATGTCGTGACCTCGATTGACTAATGTCAACACTCCGTTTATACAGACCAAGAACAGCTAATACTATAATAACTATACACGCGGTATTCGCATTCAGTGGAATATTCGTGGGTGGGGGTGGCCTAAGTCGCTCCATTCGCTCGTAATTTACGACCGGAATCATATCTACCCTTACTATAATGGAAACAATTTTTAAAACTGATTCTAAAGGCAGAAAACGCTACGCGAACATAAGTGTTCAAAAAATGCCTGATGGAACCGCCAACATCATCAAAAAGAGTGGTTTGGTTGGTGGTAAAGAACTTGTTTCTACAATTCATGTGAAGCTTGGATATGATAGCGCTCTCAAACGTGCGAAGACTATGTGGGAAAATGAAAAGGTAGTCCCTGTGACGCCAATGCTGGCTCATAAGTGGGAAGACCGCCAAAAGCATATCTCTGAACCGTTTTACGTTCAGCCAAAAATAGACGGAGTTCGTCTTCTCGTGTCTAACAAGGGAGGTATCTCTCGAACTGGTAAAGTCGTACCTGGTACGGAACACTGGGGGAAGGGTCTCAAGGAAGGTGAATACCTCGATGGCGAATGCTATGACCCAACAAAAACATTCGAAGAGATTACGAGTCTGTATAAGACAAACCCAAAGGCTCTCCAGTTTCACGTGTTTGATTATTTCGACACGAATAGACCCAAACTCACGTTTGACGAACGCCTGGAAAGAGTCACCGTGGAAACAAAGTGGGTACGTTCAAAGAAGGATCTTCCAGCTGTACACAAACAGTACATGGAGGCTGGATACGAAGGTACTATGATTCGTGAAGCTTCGAGTGTATACGAAGTTGGTAAGCGAAGCAATTACCTATTGAAGCACAAAGATTTCATGACGGAGGAATACAAGGTTATTGGTATGCGCGAATGCACCGGTAAAGACGTGGGTACTCCCACATGGGTCTGTGTGACTCCATCCGGAAATGAATTTACAGTCAGACCCGAGGGAACTCGTGAAATTCGCCGTGAAATGTTTAAAAATGGTTCTTCTTACATTGGTAAGATGCTGACCGTAAAATTCCAAAACCTCACCGATTTAGGTGTACCAAGGTTTCCCGTCGGAATAGCATTTAGAGATTACGAATGATGTTATACTATATGAAGCGCGTAGCAATTGATATCGATGAAGTACTCATGCCGTTTGTTCGCCCTATGGCTAGATGGAAAGGTCTAAAGATGCCACCTTCCAATACTAGATATGAATATGTCTACAGGGACATGTTTAACATTACCGAAGAAGAATCCGTCGAGATGGTTCGCGGATTTTACAAATCAAGTGAATTCGCTGAAATCAAACCCATTCGTGGATCACAATTGGGGATGTCGAGAGTTCGCAATAATTTTGATAAAGTGTACGCGGTAACCGGTAGACAAGACATCGTACGAGACCGAACAGAAGCATGGCTCAATCAACACTTTGAAGGTGTATTTGATGACGTGATACTAACAAACAGTTTCACGGATTACGAAGTCTCAAAGCTAGATATATGTCGTTCCCTCGCGATAAATACAATTTATGATGATAACATGCACACATGCATTCAATGTAAAGAAGCTGGTATGGTTGCGTTCAACTTTATGGGTTACGACCCAGAATTATATCCCTGGTGTGAACATACAAACATGTCCATGTATGGTTGGAACTAATATAAAAGGCACACGCCATTATAAACTAAGATGTCTTCGTACGGTATTGTCGGTATTACCCCGGATAGCCTCAAGGTTATCCGGGACATGCAACAATTTAAGAATGTTCATGTGTGTGACAAGAGTAACACAAGACTTACACCATTTAAAAATGCACAATCACACCAAACAGTCTCAGATTTTTCGTTAAACATGCAGAGGCCTCGTACAATCGCTACATTCTTCAATTCAAGTGACTACGTACACGCGAGAACCATGGATCAATTGATTGAGTGGTGTGACAAAGAAGATACCATCGTCAATTTAAATTTGGAAAATTACAGAAAAAGTAAAGGGTACGCAAGAGCCTGTGGGGAAAAGGGGATTCATTACGTCACCGGTGGATTATCTGACAAATTGCTCATGATAGATGGTTCAAGAACGGTCGTCGACAGCCAAGAAATCTTTTTTAGAACATTCTCTAAAACACTCGCACACTTGGATGGTGAACCGGGGACTGCCCAACTTGTGAAATCGGTGCACGAAGCCGCAGAGTGTGCATTGTATCAGGTTTTTGCCGAAGTGTACGGATATTTTAACCAAGATCCGGAAGTTATAAGAGTGTTAAATCAGGCATTGAAGACGGACGTAAATGGTCCCATCTTAAAAAATGCCCTACGACGGATGTATCAAGCACCCGATCATGACGACATTGCTCAAGAAAACTTGAGATCGACGTGGTGTTCGATTTATGCTCTCAACGCAGGGGTGTGTGTACCGATTTTACAATCAAACGCAAATGCACGTTCCATGAGCAGAGACATGAAGCTTACTGGCACAAAGCAAGTGTTTAATAAATTCAAGGATGAATTGGTCGTGATCCAAACTATCCGCTTCATGTACGCCATGGTTTACCTGGAATCCACCAGGGCGTGTTCAGCAATCAAGGGTTGTATTCAATCGAGTACGCTCGAGTGTGACATGTTCAAAACAGAAGACCAATACGAAATAATAAAGAACACGGCGACATACGCAAGGACCTTTTCTATTCACTGTATTCACGCGGGTATACCGTGTCCAGCAGTACAAGCCGCCCTTTGTGAATATTATTTCTGGACGCAAACCAAGACCTCTATGAACTTCATAGCAACCCTCCGTGTATAATTTTATTTACATATTTTAGAAGTATGATTATTGTAATAATTCTAATCGCTACGCTAATCATTGTGAAGACCATACTTTACAGGCCTAGAGTAGATTATACGTGTTATATGCTCACGACAGATAAAAATGGACCAAGAGCACAAAAATTTATGCGTACTTATGATCACACCGTACCACTCGAAATAATCGAAGGACCCGATACCCGAACACCCGAGGCGGCTAAAAGATACCAACGCAATGTAGATCCAAAATATTACAGACAAGCGCTTAAACTGTATCACGATAAAAATGCCGTTCGACCCAATATAACATACTTCAACCTAGGAGCTATAGGATGCTACGCGGGACACATGAAAATATACGACAAGTGCTTAAATTCAAGACGCAAGTACGCACTCGTATTCGAAGATAACGTCGTCATAACAAATCACAAGTTCTTCGATGAAGTACAAGCTGTGATTGATGAATTAGGTGATGATTTTGAACTCTGCTTCTTTCACTGTTTGTCCAGATACTCATCGTCGGATAAGGGTAAGAATGGTTTAGAACTCGTAAAATGGATATCTAGTACAAAGTGTTATCTCATAAACACAGAAAACATGAAAAACTTTGTCCATCACTTTGAAATCATGGACAATCACATCGACATGAAACACGAGGACCTCATATTCGAAGGAGCTCGCGTGTATTACAAAGATCTTAGACACTGTATGCTCGTAGACAGATCGCACACGAGTCTCATTGGACACAGTAACTGGGAAAACAAGGAGTTTTTCTCAAAGAAATATCCAGACGCAACGACAGATCTTTTAGAAAAAGGCTATTAATTTTTTTATAGTGTGTCTTTAAGGATGGTGAAGGCTGTATTACTAAATGAAAAACGAAACGATGTACATGAAATAAACCTAGACCTATCGCCCGAGAAAAACGAAATTTGTAAGATACTCAGGGGTAAAGCAACTTTTCTCGGACAATGGGAAGAAGAACTTGTAGTCATATTAAAGTGTAAAGAAAGTGTATTTGATTTAAAATTAAACGAAAATATATTACCTAGACCATTTTCTAACATGGATGTCGACGGTCGCATACTCCTGATACGCATGGACGAGGAATCGGAGCCACAAGATTTTACGAAGGTGGAATACGATGACATGTGCAAAAATTCACCGCACATGACACGATCCGTCACTTCCAAGGTACATCCTGTGGTCTAAAACGACACGCGGTTTTTAGGAACTCGGTAAACAATTCAAAATCTTTCTCTGGTTCATCGAGTTCATCGAGTGAATCAAGTATTTTACCAACATACTGGTTGTACGCTTTGTGTCCACCTCTATGTGTGAGTCTATTCTCGCGCATTCCGGGTGTGATGTATCTCGGCATCATGATTATATTCTTTCCGTCATTTACATCATACCTCAAATACTTAATCACTGGATGATTTTTGAATTGTCGGGGAATCACGTGATGGTCTTCCACGTTCTTAACACCCCATCTAAGTTTAAAATTGCGGCGTATAACTGACCCATACCTCATACTATTCTCTTGGATAACTTCTTCACCGAGCCGCATGAGTGAATCTTCGAGCTCATCAACTTCGTACCACGCTTCGTAACACGCTTTGCACCCCTTGTTTTCTTCACAAATATCTTGAGCTTCGCGTACCGCTTCCCTGAATCTGAAACGCAAACGATCGTTATCGTGTCTTTCAGATTTTATTTGCACTGATGGTTTGTTGTAGATAGTTTCAAGTATAGTAGTACGAATCTTAATACGCCTGTACTTGTAAATATCATTGGGTTGGTATGACGCTCGAATCATCTATGCTATTATGTATGGGTATTTTTTGCGTTCTTCTTTCGTGCGCAAAAGTTGAACCAAACCAAGGAAGGTTATGAGCACGAGAACGGCGTCTTCAAAATCACGGGTCGCGGAAAACGAAATCACGAGAAGAGACAGAAGCTTGAACCACACACTCGACGTGATGGTTTTCGTTCTTTCTGGGAGTTCACTGACTGGAGCGATACCAAACATGGCGTGAAGAAGGATAATGATACCATACAAGGTGTTATGATTAAGTGTAGTGTTTATAATTGGATAAAAATCTTTGGAAGCTACTTTTACACCGCCATACACAGAGGCGGCGACGAGTGGTACGAGAATAGCTGTGTTCTGGAGGAAAGCCATTTATATATACAAAGAAACGTTTTTACATATGGGACACATATGTAAAAATGCTCCTAGCGGGGCTCGAACCCGCGACTTTGGCGTGCCTCTGTGAGAATGAACTCACATGTATATACTATCGTATAAGCACCACACTCTAACCAACTGAGTTATAAGAGCTCGTCTTTCATGTATATTACACGCATTACATCTTTAACCTAGTTGTACGTACTAACGATGTCGATGTATGTGTCTTCATCAACGAACGTTTTCAGAATATCCACGATGGCTTCATTACCACTGCACACAGCTCCAACAAGACCCGGATACGCCATGACCTCCATGTATGCGTGAAAGAAGTTACCGAGTGCGGTTTGGCACGTATTGATAAACGTCATAAACATCTCGAGTGCGAGCTCCTTGTCCTCTTTGATCGCAATCCAATAAATACTAAAGTTTTCATAATTGTCGTTTCCATTTCCAGCATCTTCGTACACGTGATTTGCGTGTTCAAGGATTTGGTGTTCGAGCTTTCGAAGCCTGTCGAGATCGCCGTGAATGATAGCACGTTGGAGTTCCATTTTGTATTACTGAATGGGTCAAGGGGTATCACTTAGGACTATTTTCGTGTTTTATTCTAACATGCGCTTGTGGTTTGTAGCGAGGGGTTTCTTTGATAAGGCTCGTATGCATTTAGTATTTAGTTTTTTACAGGAGGGTATCATAAAAACCGCGTCTAACATAAAGAAGGAGTATGGAAAACTGGGGACATCAAAGACCAATACCAGAAGAGGACGTTCCTTGTAATAATTTCACGCACGTAATGATCGTCGTGGTCATAATAGTGAGTTTTGGTCTCGTATTGTACTTTCAGTGGAATTAGTAATCATACTCTATCAAATTCCTTTGAACTTCTACTGCGAGACCTCGATCGCGTACGCGTTATCCAACGAGCCATCGCATCCCTCACCCTAGTATCTTTTACGTACATATCCTCATCTATAACACTCAGACCGTTACATACGTCTGGTTTGTTTTCTTTGTCTGGGAATTCGCGGTTAAATTGGCATATGGTGCGATAAGGTATATCGGGAGCCTCGTCTAACAATCTATCATACTCTTGACGTTGTTTTGTCACGAATTTCATGGCGTTAGATCTATGTTCTATGTCTAATGAAAGTTCCATGTCTATGTTCCTATAAAACTTTGAATATTGTACACACATGGATGAATGCGATTCCCGCATAGTCGAACTATTACTAAATTTGGATACGGACGAAAGTATACCCGCTAATACGTTTAATAAGGCGAATGTGTATTGAAAAATGATAATGTTCCTCTTCATCTCCGGCGAAACATTATCATCACTAGGATTGAGTACGGCAAAACCACCCACACCTGTAATGGATGATATGATGATACACGGATACATGAGTGCATCCGTTAACCATTTGTAATGAAGACGCGCGTGGTTGTGTAACCAACGATACCCTGCCGCCTTTTCCGCCCACCTGCGGAGAAGGCGCTCCTCGCGCTCACACCATCCGTTGGGACAAGACGGGGCGACGATGTCCATTATTTTACGCAGAGAAAATATGCGCCTGACGTCGGGCAAGTTCGTCGACCTCATTATTCTTTTCATTCGTGGAATGCGCTCTCACCCATTCGATCGTGACTGTACTCATGAGTTCAATCAATTCAAAAATACGCATCCACAACTCCTTGTTCGCAACATCCTTACCTGTACTCGTCTTCCACCCGTTCGCACGCCATTTCTTTGACCATTCGGTGATACCGAGTTTCACGTATTTACTATCCGTGTATACGGTGACATCCTTTTCATCTAGCTCCAAACACTTTTCGAGTGTCTTAACCACGGCCGTCATTTCCATGATATTATTTGTCGATGTGTGATGTCCTCCTTCGACCACGAATTCTGGGTCATAACATTTTGCCGCCCATCCACCTGGTCCCGGATTGCCTAGACAACTCCCGTCTGTATACACTTCGATCATGTCTTATAATTTACTGGATTTTAAACTTTAACTGAAATATCGTTTCTAAAAAATAGTTTTCACTCTTTTTTAGAAAAAATGTTTTCAAAATACAATAATTTTTTATACTCTAAAATTTCTAGCGCTATTAGTATTAAAGCTACCCCCATAGCCACTGTTATTAGAGATGGTTCTCGAGTTGAGGATTGGTAACCTGGTTTGGTTGTTGTAGTTATTGCGCGCACCCTTCTTCTTATCGAAAAACACGACATAAACAATGACTGCACACAAGATAACCAAACCGATGGTCAAACCTATGACGGCTTTGTTCGTTCGTCTGGGCGATTCAACCTTCGCTACAGATGGAACGACGACTGGTTCTTCGACGACTGGCTCTTGTTCTTCGTCTGCCATTTATAGTTAATCTATATTTTATTTCTGTTCATCGACGACTGGTTCCTGAACTGCGGGGGCGGGGCCGACGTCACCTTGGAACCGCTGCACTTGATAATACGTGTCATTTTTAAGTGCTTCACCAAACTTAGCCATTTCACCTAGTGCGTGGTCGCGTGGCAAAAATTTACTAATCTCACCGCCTTCACTGAATGGATTTATGTAATTAGCATCCTTTGATCTCATATTTACGTACGCGTTGTGATTGTTTATAAAATCTACGTTATTCTTACCGATTTGAACGAACGTATCGTAGTACAGTTTTTGTTTTTCTGGATCCATGAGCATTTCACCCATTTTAATTCGCACCTCGTCCATAATCTTCTCGAAACTCTCATCCTTAGGTTTGTATCTGTGACAGTTCTCAGTGGCGTCCGAATACCATCGCTTATCGTTTACATCCGAACCGACTTCACCAACACCGCCAACTGGAACGAACTCGTCTGTATCACCGACTCTACATTCCATTACCATTTGCTTCTTGGCTCCCGCGCCTTCGCCCGACTCTATCGATTTCTCCCTGCAATCCAGTTTTGTCAAACACTGCAAGAGATCATTATTTTTGACAGATTCTTTGATAACACCGCCTATATCTTCAATCACGGTTGCCAAGACTCGTGCATCACCTGAATCTTTTATGACTTTATCGAGCATTTCCTTAACGAGTGGTTGGTTAAACACCTCAATAGATATATCAAGGAATTGTTCGAGTAGAGTACCCGCTATGGTCATGCCATTGTTATCGTTTGGAGACGTGTAACCCTCGCGTATTTTGTACGTTTCCATGTTTTTAATCTTATCCTTCAGATTAGAGAGTTCACCCGCCGTATCCACGGACGATGGCTTACGCCTTCGCAAAAAAAGTAAAGTGATTAGAACTACCACGGCTGCAAGGAACAACCAAACTCTATAATCGCTCTTCATCCCTATATAATGTATACAATTTAAAAATGATAGTAACATTTTTAGATTATATTTATTAGAAGCGCGAGTCGAATTTTATAATACTTAAGCTAAAATAAGCTTAGTTGGAGAACGCGAGGCCACCCATACCGGATTGGATGCGGAGGACGTTGTAGTTGGTCGCGAACATGCGAAGAGTGGTTTCCGCGATGCCGGTCTTCGCCTTGATAGCGACTTGAGCATTGTCAATACGACTGAAATTACAGCTCCCAGTTGGCTGATGTTCTTCTGGTTTCAGGGCGAAACTGTAAGCGTACACGCCTGGCGCTGGGGAGCCGGAGTGGTGCACGAATGGCTGAACGGTGTTGAAGTACTTGCCGGATTGCTCCTTGAAGCGATCTTGGCCGTTGAGGACCAACTTGAAGGTATCCAAAGTTCCGTTGTCATCTTCGGAGAAGTTGGCACCCTTGAATGCGACGAGTGGGACACCAGCGAGGGAGCTGGAGACGAGGCAGTTCGACTCGGCGGTGACACCGAGGATGTTAGAGGTGACAGTCGCGTGGGCGTTCGCGGTGCGGAGGGAGTCGTCACCGTTGTCCAAGCACCAGACAAGTTCCTTGACTGGGTGGTTGTAGGAGAGACGCTTTTGGACTTCCGAACCGGCGCTGACGGTGTCGGTACCGGTGTGTTGGACTTGCTCGATGAGGT